CTCCGTTTGTAACTAACGTACAAGAAGAAGGTATTGTATTGCTCGACGAGCTAAATCGTGCTCCACTCAGTGCAGCTAATATCTTGTTCCCATGTCTTGACAAGCGTAGATATCTTCCTATCGATATCGCTTGTGCAGATTCTGTACGTAATATCCCTGTAAACGACAAGTGTGTATTCTTTGCAACTGCTAATCTAGGTGCAGAGTACTCAGGTACTACGCAGATAGACCGTGCATTGCTAGATCGTTTCTTCCCCATCGAGCTGTCTTATCCAGATCAGGAGTCCGAGACACAGGTTCTGATGATTCGTACAGGTGTTAGCGAGAAGACTGCTAAAGCTATTGTTCGTGTATCTAGTACGATTCGCGATCAGTTCAAAGCTCAAGAGTTGAGCAATGTAGTTTCTGTACGTCACACCTTGGCTGCTGCTAGTCTTATCCACGACGGTTTCGACATTGTAGGAGCACTGATGAAGGTGGTTATGCCACTGTTCGAAGACGACGGTGGAGTATCCGAGCGTACCAAGGTTAAATCTATTATTGCTGCCAACTAATGGTAACATTTGTCAAACTCAATGAAGAGGATGACTCAATATCTGTTGTAGTAGAAGATAGAATGTTTATGGTCATTAAACGTAATGATACAGGAATATCTATCGACTACTACAACTATGTTGATGATGAACCTTTTAAGTCAGACCAGATATGGTTTGATGATTTAAAGTCCAATGAATGAAACAGTGTTTTAAATGCAAGCGTAACTTACCTCTATGGTTATTCAGTAAAAACCCTAGGAAGTATCAAAGACCTACAAACAAGGGTAGAAACTATAACTGTAGGATGTGTACTTACAAGCTACTGAGCAAGACAAAATATGGCTGGCTGTGGAATACTGAGGTACAGAAGTTTGAATGTGTAAGTTTCAAAAGCAAAGTAGATATCATTAAACATATCTTAAAGAAATGAGCGATCCACTAATACACACTGCTCTTACATGGTCTGTAGACGATGTAACAAGAACATTAGATGAAGTGAAATCAACTGAATGGGTTGATTTTGAACTTACTGATGAGGAGAAAGAAGAGATTCTAGAAGATGCCATCAATAGTGTGGAAGACCTTCTTATAGAGACTATTAATTCTGAACTCTACAGTATGGTTTATCAGAAGTATTTAGAAAAATCAAAAGAATGACTTATTTCAGAGATTGGTTTGGTCGTAGAGAAGACTATGGCTACACAGGTTACAATCCCAGCAAGAGGTATATTAGCTGGGATGATGGTTATGACGACTATTCAGATTTCTTCTTTGGTAAAAAATCTAAATCCACTAGTACAAAGATTAATGTCGATCACACAGCTCAGTTGCTGCTTACTATGGCAAAAGTTCTGGGTGTTAATGGCAAAAGATTTGCTAGGATAAATGTAGGAGAGAGGATTGCATTACCTACAGATTTGCTGAGTGACCCCAATGTAAGCATGGACGCATTTATCGGTGCATCTCTGCAGAGTATATCTCATTCAATCCATACTTCACAGGAAGAACGTAAAAAGATTGATCGAGCTAAAGGTAGAGTCAGCATTCCAAATTTCGTGTTTAATGCACTTAATGCGGAGCGTATTAACAATCTGATGTCTGACGATACTCCAGGCTACCTCAAGTTTGTACAGAAGTATAAAGAATTCAAGTACAAACAACGTGTTGGACTGTCTACAGGAACTTCACAGCAGCGATTCTTAGACTTGTTTGATCGTATCATTCGATATCCTGATAAGATTGAAGAATCTGAGCTAGAAGAATTTGCAGAACCTATCGATAAGATTAAAGCTATTCTTGGTAAAGCTGGCGGTATTCCTGCTGATATGGAGGATTGTCTTAAAGTTTCTAAGAAGATCGGTAAGGTAATCCAAGAATTCTTTGAGAAGGATAATCCAAGCTCTAAAGAAGAAGGTGACGACGAAGGAGACGGAGGTGAGGATGATGAAAAGAGTAAACCTTCTGGAACAGATTCTTCTGATTCATCTTCGGAGTCCGAGTCTAAATCTAAGAGCAAGTTCGAGCTTAGCAAAGAAGCTGCAGATGCAATCAATAGATTGATGCGTAGCTCAGACATGGACAAGGCAGAGGATAAAGAATTGTTCGATAGATTCATGAATACATATCATGAATACGAGGAAGGTAGTAGTTCTACTAGCACAAAAGCTTCATTCCATCCTCCTGTTGAACGCCATTCAAAAGAGGAGTACGCAGCTATGTACAAAAAGTATTTGGAGAGAATAAATCTTACCAAAGCTTCTGTCATCGGCACTCTTCTTAAACGCAAAAGCAGAGATTATCGGTTTAGTATTAAGTCTGCTCGTAGTGGTAGATTGGACACCAACAAGCTTGCCGAGGCAAAGCAGCGGGTTCAAACTATTTACGAGCGGTTTGGTACAGTTAAAACAGATAAGCTTGCTATTGTGATACTCGTGGACGAGTCTGGTAGTATGGCAGGTATGGAGATTGATAAAGCTAAAGAGGCTGCTATTTTCTTATACGAATCCTTAAAAGACGTAAAAGATGTGGAACTCTTTATCTATGGTCATACTGCAGATGAAAGTCGATATGGCGGTGCTGGGACCACTCAAATCTATAAATACCATGAGCCAGGATTTAATTCTCCTATCAATCTAGCTAAGATTAGTGCTAAATGTGAGAACCGTGACGGCACAGCTATTCTAGCAACTGCAAAGAGAGTACGTCAATTCACTAATAACAATGCAGTATTTATTGTAATTAGTGATGGCGAGCCTTCTGCCAGTGGTTACAGAGGAGACCTTGCTGTAACAGATGTCCGCAGACGAGTAAACGAAGTCGAAAAGATGGGATTCCAGGTTATCCAAATTGCTATTAGCGGATACCGAAGTAGAGATATGTTTAAACATGTAATCAACATGGATGACATCTCTACATTCCCTGTAGACTTTGTCAGTTTCCTAAAGAAGAAGATTAACTCTTTGATTAAGGAAAAAATTACGCTGTAAGTTAAGTCCCCGGTCAAAAGCCGGGGATTTACAATTAATCCAATATGTTATGATAACAGAAAGAGCATTAAAAGTAATATTAAAGAACGGAAAAAGTTGTACAACTCATCTGTTGCCGTATCCAGGTGACGAAGTAGGATCGACGACATCTTTTATAGTAGTGGTAAAAGCTAGTATGGAAGCAATCCAGAGATTTATTAAAAGATCTCCAGATCTTTCATTGATTAGTTTACCTGCTGGTAAAGAGTCTCCTATGAACTTAGGTCATACACTTGATAAAATTACAAGTTCAAGAACTAAGTTAGAGTATCAATATGTTGGTCCAGACGATTATCAGCAACTGTTTGTATTAGACTTCCTAAACAATTGTCTTGTTGTATACAACTCTAAAAGAGAAGAGGTTGGTACAATGTACTTCAATAATATGTTCGATAACTGGCGGGAACTATTCTATCCTGACTATATAGAACCTGATTCTGAAGAAGAACATATAGAAGAACCTGATGATGAGGAAGCAGACGATCTTGATACAGAATCTATAAGAGAAAAGATACTAGAAAGTATTGGTGAAAAAGCTCTAGAGTTATGGGATGCTGTTTACAAAGATGGAGCTATTACTGATGAAATTAGAATTGATTATAGCGGCTGTGGTGACAGTGGTCAAACAGATGGTATATATTTAAAAAAAGTAGATAATCCTTTTGCAAGAAGTGTAGAAGAAGATCTCTATAATGAGATTGATGAATTAGTATGGGAATTGATCGATACCAGAGAGCCGGGTTTCTATAACAATGATGGTGGAAGTGGTCACATATACATGAGTCCTAAACTATTTAAGTGGACACATGATAACTATGTTACAGAAAGCGACAGAACTGTATCTGAAGAAATAACTCTATAATATGGCTACTCCCCTTCATCATGCTATGTCAAGTGCTCGCAAACATGGCGGCACTTGGGAACAATATATAGAAATTCACAACTGGTTTGATGCTACAAAAAGCTGGGTTCCTGATATACGTCACAGAGCGTTCAGGCACCACGCGGAAGGAATATTTGAAATGGAGAAATTATTTGGTGTAGCCATAGAAATAACCTTGGACTCCGGTATCAAGAAACTTGTACCTACAAGAGTTATTGGCGAACAGCACGTGAAGGAGGATTGCGGATTTATACCAACAGCTATGTCCTATGTAAAAGGAATGCAGTTAGAACCATGGCAAAAGACGGTAGGTACTAAAATTGACATTAACATAAAAGGAGAGTATGTTGAAAAAAACGTGGAATTATAGCTATATAATCCATGTTATTTTTCAAATCTTTAAAGTTTAGTGTATATATTTGGTAGCTTGGTACTCATGTATATTATGTATGTATATAGATGATTATCAACCTCCCGAATGGAAAATCAGTCGAGGTTCCATTGGAGGTTTATCTGAGAATGACGGATGAGGATTTTGAGTATCTCATGTCCATAAATTGGGGAGATGAGATACTCAATCCCTTCCAATCCAGTGTGTTACTTTACGGAGAAGCACAGGAAGAAGAAGAGGACGAGAGTGAGAATAGCGAAGAACCAGTAGATCCAGACGACTTAGATAAACTCCGAGACCTTGATGCAGAAATTGATGAATGATAAGCAAACCCAAGCAGTGTGCTGGTTGTGGTGACCAAAAACCTATATGGAAAAACCATATGGGTGAAAAATATTGTAAAGACTGTTGGTACAAAAAAGCTCCTGTAAAGTTTCCTACACAGAAGAAGCTAATTAATCCGAAATCGGATAAGCAGGCTGTATTAGATCAGCTCTATACCAAACTCCGCGTAGCCTTTCTTACCAAGTATCCATACTGTCAAGCAAGACTTGATGATTGCACTGCTATTTCCACCGATGTACACCACAAAAAAGGTAGAGGTCAGCATTATTTGGAACAAGAAACCTGGCTATCTGTATGCAGAACTTGTCACGACTGGATAGAAAAACACCCAGTTGAAGCAAAAGAATTAGGATTCTCAATCAATAGATTAGTAAAAGAAGATGACACACGACTTGATTAAACTTGAATACTTCGATGCTGTAGTGCAGAAGTTAAAAGAACTTGCAGTATGCATTGATGAAGATTGTCCTCATAAGTATAGAACAGATGCACTGTCTAATACTATGAGAGACACATTTGATTTACTTGATGAGGTAGCTCATCAGCATTTAATGAGAACGGATGGAGACAACATCCCCCCTATCTCTCTCTAAACGAGAAGAGATTCAGAAAAAAGCTCTAGAAGAAGCAAAAGGACATCTCAGGTGTAGTCTTGCTATATCAATGGGTGTCGGTAAGACATTTATTGGTTTACAGCACATGGACTGGTATCTAAAGAGGATAAACCCAGATGCTGTATTTCTAGTGGTAGCTCCCAAGCGGAGCATATTTACAAGTTGGTTTGACGATATGGACAAGTTTGGCTTGTCCTACCTTAAGGATAGAGTAACTGTAACCACTTATCTATCTTTGAATAAACAATCTCTACAATACGATGTCCTTTATCTCGACGAGTGCCATAGCCTGCTGTATTCTCATGAGCTTTGGCTTAATTCTTACAGTGGTAAAATTATTGGACTTACAGGAACACCACCGCGATTCTCCGAGAGTGAGAAAGGTCAGATGGTATCTCGATTTTGCCCTATTGTCTTCTCTTATATTACAGATGATGCTGTGGATGATCGTATTCTTAATGACTACAGGATTATAGTTCACAAAGTAAACCTCAGTAAGCTGAACGATCATGTAGTTACTACTAAGACTAAGACCTGGAGGACTAGCGAAGAAAAGAACTACGAGTATTGGTGTAACAGAGTATACGATGCAGCCAGTCCATCAGAAAGCCAGTTCTCTCGTATTAGTAGGATGAGGGCACTAATGGAGTACCGTACTAAAGAACGGTATGCTACAAGGTTACTAAAAGATATAGACGATAAGTGTATTATCTTCTGTAACACACAAGACCAAGCGGAAAGACTGTGTTCTCATAGTTACCACAGTAGTAATCCAGACAATGAGGAAAATATAAAACTGTTCAAAGATGGAGATGTTCAGTGCTTATCTTGTGTTCTACAGCTTAGCGAGGGTGTTAATATTCCTAATCTTAGGAATGCTATTATTCTTCATTCTTATGCGAACGAACGCAAAGCAGCGCAAAGAATAGGTAGGGTACTACGTCTTAATCCAGACGAGGTTGCTACTGTACACATACTGATGTATGTAGGTACTGTAGATGAAGAGTGGGTTAGAAAAGCTCTACTTGACTTCGATCCAAGTAAAATAACGTATAGAGATGTACACACTAGTTGAATATGTAGTAGACGAAAAGGGTGTGATGAGCCCTGTTACAGTTAAAGAAGAGCAGAAGTTCTATAGAATGCTGCACTCTTTAAAACCTGGCAATAAAGTTCATGCCATGTATGAAGTCATTACCGATGACCACAGTCTTGTACAATTAGCTAAAGTTCATGCTCTTATCAGAGAGCTTGCACATTGTACAGGCAATGAATTTGAGGACGTAAAGCTGGAAGTTAAAAGAAAAGCTGGTCTTACCATCAAGACAAAGGACAGTTCTGGAGCTACTTTAGAAGTAGTGAAGAGCTTTGCTGACTGTAGTAAAGACCAGATTGGTATGGCTATACAGGCTTGTATAGACTTAGGAGCTGAGTTCGGATGTATCCTCTACTGAGTCTTCCTCAGGATCTGGAGCATTCTTCTTAAGATAAGCATCAAACTCTTCTTTAGTTAAATCCTGATAAAGCTCATTCTCGATAGCATATCCTTCACAAGCCTTTAAGAAATAGATAAAGGTTTCGTAGTGTAGGACCCACTCTTGAGTAATCTGCTTTGATTCAATCTGCTTGACTGCTTCAGTTAATTCTTCTACAGACTTGTCTTTAATGTAATCCTGTAAGACCATTACCATTCTATTATAGAACGGTACACCTATCTTTAGGATCATTACAGCATCATCTTTGAAGACGCGGAATTTATCTTGAACTTGTTCCATTAGAATTCTACTTCTTTAGATTCGGTTTGATTTTGCTGTCTCGCACAGCTGTCAATGCGTTCACAGATTTCCTCGATGGTATCCCAAGATCTCTGGTCTAGATTTGCTTGACTATCTAAGTGTCGAAGTAAAATAGACTGGAGTCTTGCGATGTCATCTGTACTGAAAGGTACATTTACAACTGCACCTTTCTTAATTACGTTTACATACGTTCGAGCCATAGTTTAAACTTATTAAAGTTATGAGCGAAGTTAAACAAATTCTATCAGTTTCAGAAATCCAACAAAGATTGATAGAAAAATTAAAACCAAGCGGGTGGGCAGAGTTCTTACGAGCTCACCTGCAATCTGATGACTTTACCAGAGTAATTCAGTTTCTATTGGCAGAACATGCTGACGGTAGAAGATTTACTCCTGCATTAAAACAATTATTCACTGCATTTGAACGCTGTCCACTGGACAAAGTCAAGGTAGTACTTATAGGTCAGGATCCGTATCCTCAACCTCTAGTAGCTGACGGTATGGCGTTTAGCTGTGGTAATACCCACAAGCCAGAAGCTAGTTTGCGTTACATGATTGGAGCAATCGAGCAGAGCGTACCCTTTGAGGATAAAGGAGTTACAGATCCAGAGACTATGTATGATCTTACCAGATGGGCAGACCAAGGTGTCTTGTTACTTAACAGTGCTTTTACCACAGAAGTTACAAAGACAGGTAAACATGTCCATGTGTGGAAACCATTTATGGAGTACCTCATTGATATGCTAAACTTCAGACAAGCAGGTCTAATATGGGTACTGATGGGTAAGCAAGCACAAAGCTATGAAGCTCTTATAGGTGAACATCACAAGATACTTACCTGTACTCACCCTGCTTTTGCAGCTTACCAAAGACTACGAGAATGGGATTGCAATGATGTATTTAACAAAGTAAACCAGCAACTGGTTGACTATAAGAAGGATAAAATCTTATGGTAAACTTTGAAAGTTTAAACTTAGTGATTATATTAGCGACATGTCAAAGCTGAAAGATTTAGGATTTATCCACATATCCGAGTCGTACAATCAAGCCATCGATTACGCAATTAAGCGTAGAAGTGGTGAGATTCTAAGTATCCGTACTCCATGGATGAAGTTTAATGAGATCAGCATGAATGGTCTAGAATGGAATAGTCTTACAGTTATAGCCGGAAGACCTGGAAGTGGTAAAACACTGATTGGTAGCATGATTTCCAGAGAAGCTTTCCGACTTAATCCTGAACAAGACTTTTGTGTACTAGACTTTCAATTTGAGATGTTATCCAGAAACATTGCTCTGCGGGAGATAAGCGGGAATATCAACGTAAATGTCCGTAAGCTAAGCAGTGTAGGAGGTACAATGAGTGACGAAGACCTGGAGGCTGCTAGAAAGTACTGCGGTGAGAACAAGCATAGAGAAATCTATACTTACGAGAAACCACTGACAGTACAAGGTATGCAGGAAAAGATCTTTAGGTTCTTTGAACTACAGCAGAAGCCTGTTCTTATTACGCTAGACCACAGCTTGTTAATCAAGAAGAGTCCTGCAGAGAAGGATAGGATAGACAGTCTATATAGCTTGGGTGATATGCTTGCCCAGACTAGAAGACAGATTCCTGTAGCATTCATTATACTTAGTCAACTTAACCGAGAGATAGAGAGTACCGAGCGGTTAAAACCTGGAAGTATCGGGAACTTCGTAAAAGACAGTGATGTGTTTGGAGCAGACGCGCTGCTACAGTACACAGATATTCTAGTGGGAATCAATAGACCTGCTAAGTATGGTTTGAATATATACGGACCAGACAAGCACCCTGTTGATGTAAACACACTAGCGGTACACTTTCTTAAGGTTCGTAATGGAGAACCTTGTCTTACGATGTTCAAGGCTGACTTTGCTAAATCACGAATTCATCAAATATTCTAAACCATGAAAATTAAAACAATGGAAAGTAAACGCGAGATGTTTAAAGAAAAGCGGGAGGAAATCCTGGATCAAGTAATTAGCACTTCTGCTAAATACGGATTCACAGCTCACCCTAAAAAGTTCAATGTCAAAGAGAGTCACGGTAAGCTAGCAGACATTCTAGTAGAAACCTGGGAATTTACAGGAGAGTATGTGTTTGTATTCTATGAGCGTGGTACTAATCTTACCAAGCACATTGATATCGATGGCAATCCTGTTACAGGTGAGTTAAAGATCTATACCATAGAGAACACTCCTAATTACAGAGACGTCTATATGGAGTCAGACTTTGCCAATCGTACATCTGGAGATCAGCCCTTCCGTGTACCTAAAGCAGACTTTGTTCCTCTTGACACGACGTATTTACGTAAAATGAAACCAGAATCTGTTTATGGTAAAACTGGACACATTCCCTTTCCAGACTTGCAAGTAGATAGTACCTTTGTAGAAATGGAGGATGAGCACGTAAGTAAGCTCACGATTTCCGATCTGATCGCTATCAGCATGGAAGCTCCAGTAAGCAATAAAGACTACGTAAATAAAAGAATCTTACAAGCTATCGCTATCAAAAATGCAAACAGAACCAAAAATTGAACTGCCGCTCAAACCAGTAAAAGCTCTCACGCAATCTCCTAAAGAGTTAATTATCTTCAGTAAACCTAAAGTAGGTAAGACTACCTTGCTTGCAGGATTAGAGAACTGTCTGATTCTAGACTTTGAGGATGGCAGTGATTATGTAGAAGCTCTTAAGTTGAAGGTCAATAGTATTGATGAACTCAAGGCTATTGGTAAAGCAATTAAAGAAGCAGACTATCCTTACAAGTATATTGCCGTTGATACAGTTACTGCATTAGAAGAGTTCTGTGTCAATTATGCCGAGGACTTGTACTCCAAGTCTAGTGTAGGTAAGAACTGGTTTACAGAAGGTAAGCTTAAGTATGGAGTAATTACCAACATGCCGCAGGGAGCTGGATACCAATGGTTACGGACAGCTTACAATAAGGTTCTAGATTACATTCGATCGCTTGCTCCGCGTATTATCCTAATGGGTCACGTAAAAGATACCATTTTGGAAAAAGCTGGTAATGAGTTCAATAGCTTGGATTTAGATCTTACTGGTAAAATTAAGCGTATAACAGCCAGTAATTCTGACGCTATTGGATACCTTTACAGAAAGGGTAACCAGAATATATTAAGCTTTAAAACCAATGACGAAATTTCCTGTGGTGCTAGACCAGAGCACTTAAGGAACAAAGAAGTTGTCGTGTCCGAGGCTACAGACTCTGGTACGGCTACATACTGGGACAAAATCTATATCGACTAATTAACAAATCAAAAACTAACATCATGTTTAGCAGCAAAGAAGCAGAAAAGAAAATGAGTACCGGAGGTGGTACTTCTAAAGTTATCCAACCTGGCACAGTAGAAGCCAAGTTACTTGACCTCAAGTTGGAAGTTCCTCCGTATGATTCCAATGTCTACAACTTAATCCTCAATCTCGAGACAGCTCCTATTGGAGGTGACTTTGAAGGATTACCTGTCAATAAAGACAATCCTGAACTGGGTAAATACGCAGGTCAAGTGGCTAACGTACAAGCTCAGCAGTTCTCCTTTAGTGACTATACCAACTCTATGGGTAAGACCACTACTAAGTCTGATGCAATCTTCCGTTGGATATGGAACTTTGCTAAAGCTATTGGAGTGAGTGAGCAGCTCGTAGCCAACGATATCAAAGGTGATACTATCGAAGAGTATGTCGAGAACGTAAAACCTTACCTCATTAGTGGTGAGCGTTACATCTACTGGTGTATCGGTGGTGTAGAGTATGAGAACAAAGCTGGTTATACCCAGTACAGACTCTTTGTAGTGAAGCCACAGAACGGTAAGAATGGTTATGCACTGTCTACTGGTAGCGATAAACCGAGCAGTTTGATTACATTTGACGAATCTGTTCACATTCGTAGGAAGAAACCCAGTGAGGCTGTAGCTTCCTTTGAAGGTAGAGATTCAAGTAGCGACTTAGACTTAGATTGATAGCGAATGTATGTAGTGTAATGTAGTTAACGGGGGGTAGCAATGCCCCCCTTAACAATTAAAATTATGGCAAGAATATATCAGACAAAAATCAAGATCATCGATAACCAAACCGAGAAAGAAGGTTGGTGTAAAATGGCAATTGATCTAGACGAGGTGGAAGCAGTTAGACCTTGGATTAATGATGACAACAAATACGAGCATTGTTATATCTACACCAGATCTGGATTAGAAGCTATCATATACGATGACTATGAAGAGTTCTTAGAAATTTGGGTTAAATAAGACTAAAATGTTCAGTGCTAGAAAAGCAGTTGAAAGTTTAGACGACGTTCCAGTAGAATGGGTATTTGAAAATTATTTAAATCTGTCAGAGAAACTGACGGGTCAAAATGTAAAGTTTAAAAGTGTATTTAATCTCAGTGACAGCAATCCAAGCATGTATGTTTACTACTGTAGACTCAGTAAACAATACAAGTTTAAATGTTTCAGCACCGGGATACAAGGTAGTCATGTAGACTTAGTACAAATTCTCCACAGTATCACACCTCGAGAAGCTTGTCTAAAGATTATTGATGACTATAAAGTTTTTATAAAGACTGGAGATTATCGTCGAGCTTCCTTGGTTATAGAACCACGGTGGATTGTAGACTCTTGGATTCCTAGAGAATGGAACAAAGATGACGTTGCATTCTGGAGTCCGTACAATATTGGTAGTAGTTTATTGGATAAGTATCAGGTAAAGCCACTGCGGTCTTATACTATGTACAAAGAAGGTATCGAGTCCTTCGAGAAACAAGGTAAAAGACTCTATGGATACTTTACAGGTAAGGGTGAACTATATAAAATATATCAGCCCGAGAGTGACTTAAAGTTTCTGACACTCAAGAAATATATTCAGGGTTGGGACCAGCTTAGCGGTAAGTCCCGATTATTTATTTGTAGCTCTTTGAAGGATATTATGTCCTTGGAGTCTCTAAAGATAGATGCTGACTTCATAGCTCCTCCTAGTGAAAACACTAGTTTAGAGTTGATTATGGATTTTATTAAAGGGTATGCTCAAAAGTATGTCGTATTCGATAACGATCCTACAGGATTGAATATGATGCAGAAATACGAGCTAGAGTATGGTATTCCATATATTCATATACCTTTGAGTAAAGATGTCAGCGATTCTATTAGAGACCACGGAGCATCTAAAGTGAAATCTTATATCAAAACGCTAATTGAAGCATGAAATCACCAAGATTGTTTTTCATACCTGGTGCAGTACCATCGAGTAAAAACAGTAGAATTCTAACTAGAAAAGGACTGTTTATAGGAAGTAAAGCAACACAAAAGTATCGCAAGTCAAGTGCAGCATATTGGACTAAGTTCAAAGAAGAATTTAGAAGTCTTTTAGAAGGACAGTCCAAACCTATAATTATAGGAATGCATTTCGTTAGAGGTAGTAGACACAAGTGGGATTTTATCAATCCTGCACAGACTATACAAGACGAGATGACAAAAGCTGGTTGGATTGACGATGACAATGTGGATGAGATACTTCCTGTACCACTTGAAATAGATGGTAGTTACTGGAGTTATGACAAGACAAATTCTGGGGTTTACATTGCTGTATTAAGTTCCTTCTGTGAAGGCTACATCAATCCTAAACCGTATGAAAGCGACCAGCACACATGATCTTACTATTGTAGAAAAACTAAGACTAGAAGAAGAATTCTTTTCACAGGCATTCTTGATGTCGTATTCTGGACTAAATAAGCTTGCTTATAGTCCAGGTGCATTCTATCAACATTACATCTTAAAGCAGAAGTCTGACCCCATAGAGAAGTCTATGATCGAGGGTAAGGCTATCCACTGCTTGCTGCTTACTCCAGATATATTTGAGGAGCAGTTTATAATTATGCCGGAAGACATTCCTAGTGACAATCCTAAAAGAGTCTTAGATAGAGTGTACGAGCATGTAACCAACGTCTATACTGACTTTCATTCAGACATGGAGATTGGTGAAGTGATTGCACACTCTGGGTTTAGGAACAGTATTATTGACATATTAGTCGATGAGAATCTGTACCAGACACTTAAGACTGACGAACAGCGGTTAGATAAGATGCTTACGGAAAGAAATTTATCGTATTTTATCTATCTGCTGAGGTCTGGAGATCGCATTGTTATCGATCAACAGACGTATGATTTTGCTAGCCGAGCTGTACAGTCCTGTAAAGAGAATGAACATCTAAAAATGCAGTTGGGGATGGATCATTACTTCGTACCAGGTAATGTACATAACGAGCTACCTCTGGCATCTTTTCCAGATAAATATCGTTTTGGACTAAAAGGAATTATTGATAACTTAGTTATAGACCATGAGTCTAAAGTTATCCGAATCAACGATGTCAAAAAATCAAGTAAACCTTTGAGTTCCTTCCACGAGTCCATTGACTACTACAAATACTGGATACAGGCTGCTATATACAAGCAACTGGTTGAAAATCAAAAAGATGGTTTTCTAGCTGTACCTTATCCTGTAGAGTTCAGGTTTGTTGTTATTGACCCGTACATGCAAGTAGGTATCATAAAGATTAGTGATGATACTATGCAGCGTTGGGAAGAGCAAACCCACGATTTATTGATGGTTGCTCAAGGTCATTTTGATAGTAGAAACTTCAGTTTACCTTTGAATTTTCTGACGTCGGAAAACCATGAACACATCTTATGACAAATTACCAACTCAAAAGACCGTATTCTAGATATTTCCAAAAGTCTAGAAGCTTCATTCTCCCAGTATTGGGTCTGAAAAGAGAAGCTATTTATGTTCCTGTGCAAACTTACCTGCAGTGGGAAGATAAGTATACGATACAAGACCAAAAGCTTATACTAACCTATCAGAACAAGAAGGACGCTAGCTGGGATTCATTCCTACTTAACAGCTTGATGTCCAACCAGATGTTTGATGAATACTATGTTCTCAGCGATGAGATGATTGCTGTATCATTTGACATGAACTGCATTGCTGCAGATTATTTGCTGGCATGTGAAGGTAAGTACGGTAAGCTCAGTAAGTTTGTTAAAGGAAAAATCCGAGACTATTACGGGTACAACTCTCCAGAGTGGGCTTATATGGAGACATTCCTATATCCTAGCCGATATGTAGCTACTTACAGTAGACTTTTGGCTGTTGATGAGGAACACATTAAATTTACAGGCGAGTTGTGTGACCCACCTAATCTCGATCAAGAAACTCTCAAACTAAAACCAAATGCAAAAATCAATGATGTTGTTCCAGTCAACTTGGAACAAAACCAAAACCTTCAGACTAATTCCTATTAACGTCGATTGTCCTTACAACGAAGCTATTTACGATCCAGAGCAAAAAGTATTGGCTGTGATTAGCAAAGAGTGCAAAGAGCAGTTCCAGTTAGTACCTAGATTTAACGATAAAGGAGATGTCCAGTATCTTAAAAGTGCTAGAGAAAACGGGAAGAACTACGCTGAAGAGCGTCGTGCTATTGACAGCTACTATGAGTATTACATAGAGAATGCTGAGGACATTATCCAGTTTGTAGAACATTTTGCATACAACACAGAGTTTGATTACAAGAATATGTTGGAGCAACGTGTAATCGAACCACCATTAATCTAAACCAACCGTTACCGGAAAACTGGGGGAAGCAATTCCCCCTTTTTTATCTCTAAAGATGAAGAAACAGTATTGGGTATATGACTTAGAGACCTTGCCCAACTGTTTTATAGCTGTATTTGAAAGCTATGACAGTACGGACAAGAAGATATTTGTAGTTCATACTCTTAGAAATGACTTCCCACAGTTTATAGAGTTCCTTAAACAATGTAAGGACTCCAAGTCGTGGTTCTTTGGTTACAACAACATTGCATTCGATGCTCAGGTTATAGAACATATCCTGGAGAATCGAGATATGTATTCGATGTTGAAACCAGAGGAGATTGCTCAGGGTATATCCAAATATGCTCAGTCTGTAATCAACAAGTCTAATCACGGAGAATGGCTAGATTATGCAGAATGGAAGCTTAGTATACCTCAGATAGATATATTTAAGCTAAACCATTGGGACAACGATGCTAAACGCAGCTCACTTAAGTGGATTCAGTACAGTATGGACTGGTACAATGTGGAGGAGATGCCGCATCATCATAGTAAACCAGTTCACGGTATAGAGACACTCAATAGAATAGTCAGTTATTGTATTAATGACGTATCCAGCACTAAAGCAATATTCCTGGATCCTAACATGAAGAAACAGATTAATCTACGAGCTAAGCTCAGTAAAGAGTACAAGTTGAATCTATATTCAGCAAGCGAGCCTAGGATATCCAAGGAGATGTTTATTCACTTCCTATCTAAAAAGCTCGGTGCTGACAAGAAAACCATTAAGAAACTTAGAACCAAACGGGATACTGTAGAGATACGTGATATCATACTGCCGTATATTAAGTTCAGTACGCCTGAGTTTAACAACATGCTTGCGTGGTTTAAGAATCTTGTGGTAGAGATTACAGAGGGTAAGATTACAGGACCGAAGCACACCATGAAGTATGGAGGTGTAAAAACAGTGTATGCTCTAGGCGGTGTCCATGGTTGTACAGATCCAGGTACATATGAGTCTGACGACAACTATATCATAGTTACTGCAGACGTCACCAGTTTCTATCCAAACCTGGCTATCCGCAACAAGTGGAGTCCTGCTCACATTCCAAATGAAGCTTTCTGTGAACTGTATGAGTGGTTCTTTGAAGAACGTAAGAAGTACGACAAGAAGAATCCGCTGAACTATCTCTTCAAGATTATCCTTAACAGTACATACGGTCTAAGCAAGAATCAGCATAGTTTCCTATATGATCCTGAGCTTACCTTCAGGATCACTGTAAACGGTCAGTTACTGCTTAGTATGCTGTATGAGATGGTAATGTTGGAGATACCCAATGCTCAGTCTATCATGCAGAATACAGACGGCTTAGAGTTTAGGATTCCTCGTAAGTATCAGGATAAGTTTGCCGAGATCTGTAAAAGGTGGGAAGAGATGACTTCTCTACAGCTTGAAGTGGATACGTATCAGAAAATGATCATACGGGATGTAAACAACTACATTGCTATATACTCTGACAGCAAGAAAGAACCCAAGTGTAAAGGTACTTTCGAGTGGAAGGACTTGGCTTTACACAAGAACAAGAGCTTCTTGGTCGTAGCTAAAGCTCTCTATGAGTATTTTGTCAATGGAGTTAAACCTGAAGATTATCTACTTACTAACAGAAACATATTCGATTACTGTGCTGGTGTCAAGATTAGAGGAGAATGGCACTTTGTCCAGCGGTATATAAAAGACGGTATCTACATGGATGAGAAACTCCAGAAGCTAGTCCGTTACTATGTCGCTGATAAAGGTGTAAAGCTCTTTAAGTGTCACCCCGATGGTAGAGAAATCCAGTTAGAGTCTGGTCGGTGGGTTCAACACGTATTTAATAAATTTGTGGAGAAACCTTTTGAGGAGTACAACATCAACATGCAGTACTACCTCGAGCAAATCTATCAGGAAATTGAAAACATCGAAGGGAAGAGTACAGATCAACTCAGACTATTTTAACATGAATGAAATCCTTATCAGTGAAGTGATAAACCAGATCCAGCATGACATGGAGATGGGTGATACAGGAGCACTCGAAGAGTTTCTAACTCTTGTGCTCAATGGACAAAGTAAGAAGTATTTCGTTGGTTATCTCTCGGAAGAGAGAGCCAACGAATTAGGTTATGACTTAAAAACAATCTATAGCGATGAAAATGAATGAATTAAGAGATTTAATCTACCAGAATGCTAAAGACAAAGGATTCTGGGATAGCGAACGTAACATCGGAGAAGCTCTGATGTTAATTGTAACAGAGCTTGCGGAAGGTTTAGAGACTCACAGAAATCTAGGAAAGGTACAGCTAGTAGACTCTATGGTAAAGGAAGCTATGAACCAAATGGACGATAATGAGTTTAAAGAACACTTTGCACTTATGGTCAAGGATAGCTTCCAAGACGAGATGGCTGATTCAATTATTAGAATTCTTGATCTATGTGGCGGTCTTGATATTGATATTGAGTGGCATATTGCAGCTAAGATGAGGTACAACGCTACCAGATCCAGACTCCATGGAAAAAAGTATTGAGGAGTTAACCACCGCAGAACTTATCATATTTGAGTGCGAAGCACTTAAGAATCTATTACTGAACAAGAATGCTCAGTATGGAGATGCTGTACATCAGCCGGGTCTATTGTTCAATATAGATCCGGTTACAGCAATACAAGCTCGTATCAATGATAAGCTCAATAGAATTAAAAACAAGGGTCTTACAGAAGACACCGAGGACAGTCTACAAGATTTATTAGGATATATTGTCCACTTGCGGATTGCACTGATTAGAAAACAAAGAAGCCTGAGTAAATAACTCAGGCTCTCTTTGCCACAATTACACAACAAAAACAAAAATCAGGGTTTTACAGGAGGAGTATATCTAAGGTCTGCTAATATAGGAGCAGATCCGGGGTATGTAGTATTAGTAGTATTCCATAAAGTAGGATCTGTTACTACATCATTTGCAGTTAAAATAGTTGAACCAAATCTTACATTCTCAATGTCCCACGTAAGATTGCTATAGTTTATCAGCTGACTACCTACAGGCCAAGTACCAGTATTTAAGAAGCGGATATATGAATTAGTAAATCCACTATTAGCAAAGCAGGTAAGTACGATCATTGGTATTCTTACATACACCGTATCTACGATGTGCATACCTTTAAGTTCAGGTAATACATTAGTAAGAAGAGTTGGAAGAATCAGGATACCGCCATTTAGAGTGTCTTTATTTAAATAAACTCTCTTAATGGTTACATGTGTAGCTTGAGGATTACTTAAATCTCTCCACTCAATTCCTGCTA